CCTAATAAACCAGCGGTAGTGAAAGTATCTACACCTGTAGATGACCAAATCGACGACGAGCCAGCTTTAGTAGCAAGTGCTCCAGCAACTACTGCTCCAGCAGCAGCAGAAGGTGCCAGTCGTGCGCAAGACATTCTTGCTATGATTCGTAATCGTCAAAAGTAATAGGCAATATGACCCGAGCCCAAGGCTCGGGTTCTTTTCATTACAGGAAAATATAATGGCAAAAGCATTTGATATAAGCAAATTTCGCAAAAGTATTACAAAAAGTATCGAGGGTCTTAGCATTGGATTTAACGATCCAGTGGACTGGATTTCAACCAATAACTTCGCACTAAACTATTTGATCAGTGGAGATTTTCACAAAGGTATTCCATTGGGCAAAGTCACTGTGTTTGCCGGCGAGTCGGGCGCAGGTAAATCATTTATCTGTGCAGGTAACCTTGTTAAAAATGCACAGGCTGCAGGCATATTTCCTATATTAATTGATACAGAAAATGCCTTAGACAAAGATTGGCTGGAAGCCTTGGGTGTAGACACATCCGAAGATAAACTAATGAAACTTAACATGGCTATGATTGATGATGTGGCTAAAACAATAGTTGAGTTTGTGGCAGAGTACAAAGCCATGGATGAAGCAACACGTCCCAAGATCTTATTTGTGATCGACAGTCTCGGTATGTTACTGACTCCCACAGATGTTAATCAATTCGAAGCAGGTGATTTAAAAGGTGATATGGGTCGTAAACCTAAGGCACTTACAGCATTGGTTCGTAACTGTGTTAACATGTTTGGTTCACTGAATATTGGTTTGGTATGTACTAACCACACATACGCAAGTCAGGACATGTTTGATCCAGATGACAAGATATCAGGCGGACAAGGTTTTATCTACGCCAGCTCAATCGTTGTTGCTATGCGTAAACTCAAACTCAAAGAGGACGAGGACGGTAATAAGATCTCTGAGGTTAAAGGTATTCGTGCTGCCTGTAAGGTAATGAAAACACGCTACGCAAAACCGTTTGAGAGTGTGCAGGTTAAGATCCCATATGAAACCGGTATGAATCCTTATAGTGGACTGGTTGACTTAGTTGAAGGTAAGAACATATTGAAAAAAGAAGGTAATAGCCTTGTGTACACAACTGCAGATGGCGAAATTATCAAACAGTTTCGTAAAGCATGGGAGCGCAATGAGAATGGCAGTCTTGATACTATCATGTCTGATATTTCAAAACATGGAGAAAAAACCGATTCAGAGATAACTATTAATGTTGAACCTGAAACGGAGAGCGCAGAATGAAAGAAGATTTAATTGCTGACCTATGGACTGTGATCATTGAACACATTCCAGAAAAACATCGTAAAGATGTTGCTGCTGACTATGTTAACACACTATTAGATTATGGCGTTAAAGACTCGGTGTTAGAAAGTCTGCAAGGAGTAGACCCGTATCTAGACCAAGCCATTGAGTATGCTATCGACGGTGAAGAGATCGAGGAAGATGAAGAAAATGATTACGACGACGAGTACGAGGATTAAGTGAATTGGTATGATCGAGTTTCTAAGGATATTTCAAATATCCCAGATGCAGTAGCCTATTACGAAGCTGAGTTGTTGGCAGCTAAAATAGATTGCAAAGTATCAGGCAGTTTAGAAAAGATTTCGTCAAACATGCCGGGTATTGTTGAAACTCGATTTAACCAATTGCAGGAAATCGAAGGTATCTTAGAATATCTCAATATTGAACTTCGTAGACTTCGTAGTCAACACTTCCGTAAGTATCTTGAAAACTATCAACGTCAGTTAAGCTCTAGAGACTGTGAAAAATTTGTCGAAGGCGAGGCTGACGTGGTAGACTTTGAAAAAATTATCAACGATTTTGCCTTACTTAGAAATAAGTGGTTAGGTATTATCAAAGCCCTTGACATTAAGCAATGGCAAGTATCAAATAATGTTAAACTTAGAACTGCAGGATTAGAAGACGCAACTCTATGACAATTTTAGTTACGGGAGGCCTGGGTCTTATTGGTCATAATATAGTAAAAAAATTAGAAGATCTTGGTGAGCAGGTAGTAATCACCGATACCAGAACCAACTATGGTATTATTCCTCAAAAAGAAATTGATTACTTAATTTCTCAGAGGATAAAACTGATTAAAACTGATAAAATACATTGCATTGATATCAGCGAAAGAAACAACGTAGAATGGTTGTTTAGACATTACAAGCCTTCGGCAGTAATACATTTGGCTTCATTTCCAAGACAAAAAGTAGTTAATGCAGATCCTGCACAAGGTGCCAAAGTTATGAGCGAAGGATTACTGAATCTTCTCGAAGCCGGAGTTAAATATCAGATAGATAGATTCATGTATGCCAGTAGCAGTATGGTCTACGGTGATTTTAAAGATCATGTCGCTGAAGATGCCGAATGTAGACCGCAAGGGCAATATGGTATCATGAAACTAGCAGGAGAGTGGCTTGTTAAAGATTATTCGCGCCGTGGTTATTTTAATCATACTATTTTCCGTCCTTCTGCTGTATACGGAGAACTCGATGTTGAAGATAGGGTTATTTCAAAGTTTTTGTTGACAGCTATGCGTGGGGGAGTTCTTAAAGTTAACGGCATAAATGAAACTCTAGACTTTACCTATGTCGATGATGTTGCTAATGGATTTGTCCAGGCATTATCTACGACTACTACAAAAAATAAAACCTACAACATTACCAAAAGTCATAGCAAGACTTTGTTAGCGGCTGCAGAATTAGCTGTTAAACTTGTTGGTAAAGGTACTATTGAACTAAGAGATAAAGATCAAGATTTTCCTAGTCGCGGAGCCTTAGATATCACAGCAGCTCGTAGAGATTTTTCTTTCGATCCCAAGATAGATATCGAAGAAGGGTTTGAGCGGTATTATTGTTGGCTAAGTAAATCAGCATATTGGAAAAATAATATATGAAAAAAATAGAATGCAATTTTAAAGATTGGAAATGGCCTTTTTACATTCACGATAACGGTGACTATTTAAGTGGAAAATTAGTCAATAAAACACATGGCGGTCCTGGAACTTGGGAACCCGTTCATACATCTAAAGTTGTAGAAATATTAAAAAAAGGAGATGTAGCTATTGATATGGGAGCCAATATGGGTTGGTATACTACTATAATGGCTAAATGTGTAGGTTCAATCGGGTCAGTAGTATCAATAGAACCTTCTACAGAAAACTTTGAAGTATTATCAGAAAATATCAAATTAAATGATTTATCTTGCGTTAAATTAATTAATAAAGCAGCGGGAAATGAAAAAAAAATTATCAAACTAAGCAGACCTAAAATAATAAATTATGGTGATACCAGAATATACAATCCAGGAGATAGTCACGAAGAAGCTAACGAAATAGAAATGATAGACGTCGACTCGTTACTTAAAGAATTATCTATTGAAAAATCAAAAGTAAGATTTGTTAAAATCGATTGTCAAGGTGCAGAACCTTACATACTTGACGGTATGAAAGAAACTATCGATTCACTTACCCCCGGCGCTTGTATATTATTGGAAATATGGCCAGAAAGCTGGTTACAACAAAATTTAGTTTTAGATTATGTTTTCAAAAATATTAAAAATAAATTTGATATTTTAGATGATGATATGAAAACTTCGATATCTTGGGAAAAATTAGAAGAGACATGCAAAGCTGCCTACGAAAAAAATCGAAACAAATTAAGTGGTTTTGATATACTACTTATAAAAAAATAATTATGGACGCATACCTGGAAATACTGTGCGTTTAAAATGTTGATTATCGTGATCAACTGCTTCAAACAATTTTAAATCAAGTTCCAATTTTTTAATCAATGCATCGTTTGCTTTGGTATTTTTTGGCAAACACATCCCGCCGTATCCGCGAACCTTTTCGTTGCAATCTAAATAATCCGGACTTGCAGTTCCTCTAATAAGATATGTATCTTTTACCTTATCGTAATCTGCGCCAAGTTTCTGACAGATTTCATACATAGCATTTGCAAAAACAATTCTGGTTGAGTTAAACACATTGGAATAATATTTTAAAATTTCAGCTTCGGTAGGTGATAACAGAACTTTATTTTTAGGAAAGAATCCGTGACTGGCTACTACTACATTAAAGATATCTTCACTGTGGCAGCCAACTGCGAGTAAATCATGATTTACAACAAAGTCTTCAACTGCACTTCGTTCTCTAAGAAATTCTGGAACAAAACACATTCTTAAATTAGTTTCAGATAATAGTTCCTCTGTGGTTCCAGGCACGCTCGTTGATTTAAGAGCAACAACACCTGCATATGCAAGTTTTTCTAAGTTTTGTATTGTTTGTCGAACAATACTTAGATCACAACTACCATCGGCGCCCTCAGGAGTTGGAACACAAACATAAACAATGTCGGTATTAATTACATCTTCAATTTTTGTTCCTAGTCTAGGATCGTGTACTTTGACATCATGGCCTAATAGTTCAAATCCTTTACGACATGCACTTCCTACAGCGCCAACTCCGATTATTCCTACTTTCATATCTTATTCCTATGTTTTTTCTGAGTGTTAATAAAATGAATCATATACTCTGCAAGTACAGTTGTTTTAAATGAATCGGGCTCACCGACCTTTATATTTAAATGATTTAACAAAGCTCCATTTTTCTTTTCTTTTTCAACAGCATCCCACCATACACTTGTTTCAATATTTCTAAATGTTTTAAAAATTAAATCTGTTGTATGATATTCATTATAGTAATTGATGACATTTTTAGAAGACGGGTGTTTCATGTTCAACATAAAAAATCCAGTGTCCGCTTCTCGTTGCCAACCTTTACCGCCGTGTGGAACATCAACAGATAAAACATTTTCTGGACATAGCTGATCTAAAAATGCTGTAGGAATTTCTTTATGTGTGATGATGTCACTATCTAACCAAACAAAAACATCGGCATCTAGATTTCGCCATGATTCCAATACTACATGAGCCTTAAGATAAAATTTCTTAGCTCTCAGGTGACGACCTTCTTGACTGATTTTTGTGATTAAACTCCAGAAAGTTTCAAGATTTTTAGTAACGGTGTCAAACGATTTAATTTCTAATCTTGCATCGACAATATTAGGAACAAATCCTTCTGCCCACAATTCCATTTTGATATTACTGGGCCAATATTTTAAAAAACTTTCAATGCATTCTTTACCTATTAAATCGTAATATTCTTTGTTTTGACTTGTAACAACTTTAAATGTTCTCATAGACTTTCTAAGGTTAGCTGAATTCCTCTTTCGAGACTAATCGTTGGTGTAAAATCTAATAGTTTTGTCATTTTACTAATATCGCCACATCGTCTTTTAACCGATCCTACCGGGGCAGGTTCTAATATTAGTTCGCCAACGATTCCAGCTTGACGTAAAATTACCGAAGCTATATCTTTAATTGAAATTTCGTCATCAATACCAACATTAATAATTTGATTTGCACATTGCGGTTCAAAAATAATTTGTGCAGTTGCTCGTATCGCATCACTGATATACATAAAACTACGGGTATTTTCCCAACCTTTTAGTGATAAATCGCCCTGTTTGGCTCTTTCAACAAACTCAGGGATAAAATGATCACGTTGTCCTGGACCATATACGTTATGATATCTAATAATTGCATACTCTTGACCATGTTGACTTTGCGCAGCTACTAATTGTAATTCGTTTACAATTTTACTACCGCCATAACTCCAACGTGGATTAGTGACATCACCGACTACTAACGGAACCTTTTCATCTGTGGGAACTGGGTAATTAAACAAGTCTACAGCACCAGCATAGCTTTCGCAGGTACCCGTAAATACAAATCTTTCAACTTTTCCTGCATATCGATCGATCAAATACTGAGTAGGTAGAACACTATCCCTTATAACATCTAACGGACGCTCATAAAAATGCTTGGTACCGTTATGTGCAGCCAAGTGAACAACAATGTCTACATTTGGTAAGTTATCTACATTTTCTTTTACGGTCAAATCAACACCGTGTGTACGATCTGCTTTGATAACTGTATGCCCTTGTTTTTCTAAGTAGGGAACAAGATGCTGCCCGATAAATCCGCTGGACCCTGTAATTAATATTTTTTTCATCTAATATTTATCGACTAAATATGAGCAGTTAATAAAAAAGGAAATTCATTGAAAATCCACGTATATACTTCGCAGAGCTTAAATTATTTTAATAGCATTGGCAAATATAGTATCGCATCAATTTTAAAATATGCTCCAAAAAATGTAGAAATCACTATCACAACAGAAGACTACACTCAGTTTCCAAAATTAAACTCTCAAATCAATGTTATTGATTTATATAGTCTTAACAATGGATTTAAAGAATTTGAAGATAGGCACCGCGGCATATCAATGGCAAAAGTTACAAATTTTGCCAAAAAAGGATACACTGTATTATATGCCTGCGAAAATCCTTCCGCTGACATAATGATTTGGCTGGACGCCGATGCACACTTTAAAGTTTCAGTAGATGAAAATTGGATCAATAACTTAATTAAAGACTGCCTAGGTGCACAGATGGGTGTAACACATGACGACGGAGAATTTACAGTCGAAAGTGGATTTTTCATTATGAATTTAAATCACCCAGGTCTAAAAGATTTTGCTCGATTCTATAGAGATTATTATGATAACGATCGTTCTCAAAATATGGGTCGATTCTACGATAGTAATGTCCATGGACACGTTGTAAAAAACTGTGAAAAAATAGGGCACAAATTTGTAGAAATGAATTTACGCCAAAAGGGAAATACACCCATTCGTGGAAGTATGATTGATGGTACGATAGCACATTTTAAAGGCAAGGCTAAACAAAATGCTGAAGAATATTATAAGTTACTTGGATTTAATAGTATGATTTCGCAGGTGTTAGCATGAATATAAATGAGGTAACCTGGATAACGAGTTTTAATTCTATCTATTATGAAAACGTAGCAAAATATAATTTACCTACTTGGGATTATCTAGAAGGTAATAAAGTATTAATGGCCGACGATATGCCTGGCTTTACCTATAAAGGGATGACCGTTATTAACTCGGCCCCTGCATACCCTTCCAAAACCGATATCTATTATCAAATTTCTGGTAAGAAACATAAATTTTGGAAAAAAGGAAAATGTTTTATTTGGGCATTACGAAATATTAAGACTCGATATTTAATTTGGTTGGACAGTGATGTTAAAGTCAATGCTACTCCAGATCTTGAAAGATTTATGCCCGAAGAAGGGCAGGTTGCCAGTATTATATGCGGTAATCTAATTCAAGCAGAGTCAGGATTTGTAATTATTGATAGATATCATGAACTATTTGAATCCTGGTTAAAAGTTTATGAAGAAGCGTGGTATAATGGAGTAGTTGATACATTGCATCGTCCGTGGGACAATGATATCTTATGGTATGCCATAAAAAATTTACCTCATAAAAATTTAAGTAAGAGCGTACAAAGAAGTCCTCAAGGATTTGAAGATACTGATCTATTAGATTATATGTTTCATTATTCCGGCAAAGGAAGAAAACATTTAGTTAGAGAAACCAATGAATAATTTTAAACCACTATTTAAACCAAGAGGTCAATCTTTTCAAGATTGGTTCGCATATAATGTTTGTGGTAGCAACGGTACATATATCGAAATTGGTGCATACAAGCCGGCTGGAAAAAATAATACTTTTACTTTAGAAACACAACACAATTGGAAGGGATTCAGTATTGAATTTGACGAAAGATTAAAGCCACTATGGGACGAGTGTGCCGAAAGAAAAAATCCAATCTGTTGGGGTGATGCAATGAAATTCGATTACAAAACGCAGATA